CAATCACCGCTGGAGTTGCCGCAGTATCAGAACCAGTTTCCCCAGAATCAATAGTTATCTTTGTCGAAAGCATATCTGCCGCCTGGGTAACATTTGCGATTTGAATATCCATTGTCCCTGTAGTCCCAGCAGTAACAACCTGCGCATGGACATCTACCAGATCCATTCCTGCTAACCTTGAATCTACATGGAAATAGAATTTACCATCTCCCGTAGAGCAGCTAGTAGTGAATTCAAATATAACCATCTGCACAGCGCGTTCTCCGTATTCTGATCCCGCTAATCCATCCGGAGTTACCGCACGAGTCGCATCAGTTCCTGTTGTCGTTTCTGCTGCAGTAGCAAGCTCTACAATTCCTTGAGTGGTAGCGGTTGCGGCAGATTCCCCTTCTCTAATAAAACCTTGAGCCATACTAGGTTATTTCAATCCCAAATATATTAAATGATAATGTTGCCAATGTCGCATAAACACGAATAATATCCGAAGCATCCAAAGTAATCCCAATGGTAGCTACAAAGGTATCATTCCCAGGAATAGGAATATCGTAATAAAGATATTGTGCGTTCGTGTCTGCTGCCCCATTTGCAGCGACAGAAATACGAAACGTTGTAGCGGTAGCAGATCTATTACACACAACCACAGAACTAATACTTGCCTCTGTGGATGCTGGAACCGTATATGCATCCGTTAAAGTAGTAGCAGAAGGACTGGATTGAGCTAATATTTTATATGCATCTGCCATAATTATGATCCCATATGGGCATATATTCGACCCATAAAAGAATTCGCTAAACTTATCGTTATGTTCCCATTTGCTCCACCATCCGTTAAACTAATTCCATCACCAGCTGCTAAAACTCTTTCCGCACTCAAATCCCCGTTAAGTGATATTACTACATAAGTTGCCCCAGTCGGGGCACCTCCCCCAGCTCCACCCTTTGGATAATATATGGCGTTTAACATACTAAAATTTCACTAGAAAAAATGATACCCCTTCACCATCAACCGAAGAATCAATGTATACCTGGGAGAAATCATCTACATTTAAAGCTAATCCATCTCCAGCAGCTAAAACAAATCCGTCTGATGAACTTACCGCAGAATCCCCAACATAAATCTCTCCCGTATTGCCATCTTTTGCCTTTACTACAATGGTACCTGCTCCCGTATCTGCGGTCACCTGGACTTGTGTACCTGCAGTTGTTACGTTCTTTTGCCCGCTATCTACTGTTTGGGGAGAAGAAGCCGCTCCATCCACACCAGCAAGGTGAACCAATATACCCTTACTCGTAGGGTCAATACGAGCCATCTTTATGTCCTGATCCACATCATTCTCTATCCCAGAAATAACCGTAACTCGGTTATCATCTCTTTTATTAACTTCGTTTGCCATTTATCCCTGTATCTGTTCCATTATCTTTTTCAAAGAACGCCTTTTTTCTTCTAATTGAGCAGTTTCGCCCTTCATAATTAGTCGTTGCTTTGCCATTTCTTCTTCCTCTTTAGCGAGGAGTCGTTCCTTTTCTTCAATCTTCTCAATCTCACTTTGCTTTTCAACAAGCACTTTCGTCTTTTGTTCAAGTAAGGTATCAATCTTGGATTCCTGCTCCTTTTTCCTTTGCACAGATTCTTTTACCTGCTCGAAAGAGACAAGAAAAGCATCGTTTTGTTTCTTGACTTCTTCCTGCTTTTTCAACTCTGCCTCAAGCTGTATTTTCTTTGCAACAGTATCAGCTAAAATTTCCTTAAAAGCCTCCTCATACTTCTCTTGAAACTTTTTCAGAAGCCCTTGCACTACTACATCTAGCTCCTTTTTCCATTCTTCATAAAAAGGCATCATGATTTTCAGTTATTGCTTCTTGCATTAAAGTTTCTTTTTTCACAATTTCTTCTCTTTTCAATTCTGCATATTCCTTTTCGTGTTTTTCAATTTCCTCCTTCGTAGAAAGAATTCTATCTTCATTAGCAGTTGCCAATTTCGGGCCTAAGATACGGCTTTCAAGATTCATCTGTATATCCTCTGGCTTCACTCCCTCCTTATCCTTCATTTGTCTCTCCATCAAAGAAGAAAGCTGTTTTGCAATATGCTCTGCAATATGCACAGGAAGGAATCTGGATTCTCCTGGTTTTACCCGTATCTCTACTCCGTCATACTTCCCTATAAATTCTTCTTCGGTGATATTTTTGATCTCTCTGGTGTCCCATTTCATTTCGCTTGTGCTTCAAGTTCAAGCAACTGAACAAGAAGCTCCTCTTTAGATTTTGCCATATCAACCTTTACTCCCCTGGTTTCCAGCTCCTTGATTACATCTTTTCTGCTAACTTCCTTTACAGGCTCGTTATCCGGCTGTTTTGTATCCGTATATTTTGGCAAAGTATTTCTCGTATTAGAATTCTCTTCTAAAGGAACTAGCATTGTTTGCATCAGGCTGGTCACATCTTCTTCTTTAAATGCTATATCTTGTTTATTCAATCCGACTTCTTTTCGCTTTGCACGAGATAGTATCTTCCTAGCCAAATGTTTAGCCAAATGAGTTGCTTCCAAGGTGTTCGTTGTAAGCTGATGATCGGCAGCTACTGTAATCGAAATTCCTCTATAAGAATGGGTAAAACTCTCTTTGTCAATGTTCTTGAATACCACTAAGGTACGCTCTTGTTCTGCGGTTTGCCGCTCTAACTCGGTCTGCTCTGCGGACTTTATTTCTTCGATGCTCATGGATTTAAGTTGTTAATAACTTATAATGTGAACCTTTTCTTCTACCTTCTCTGTAAGCGAGTTTCAATCCTTCGCTTATCTTCTTTTTTTGTTCTTCGGGATGCTTTGAACCAGTTAACCCATCATGCTTTCTGTGGCATGGAATACATAATGCTGTCCAATCCGTTAAATCTCTTAGATACTTATGGCTCCGATTTGCCCAATGGATAGACCAAACTTTCACTCCATTCCTTTTAAGATTATACTTCCCACTCTTTCCGCACTCATGGCATAATTCAGGAAAACCAAACTGTCTTTTAACCTACATATGCAGTCCTACGTATCCTACTTTATTCCCCTTCCAAGCAAAGTGTTTTTCTCCACGAGGTGCTGTTTCTTTAGAAGTCGTTCCATTCTTCACTCGTGCCATATTTCTTCTTTCTATATGTTCAAAGGTCTGCTTTCTTCCCTTTAGAGGATGTTCCATATTTTTATCCTCTCTGGGGGCGACTTAGGTTAGCAACCCCCAGAGAAGCCCTAAGTCTTTAATGCTTATCTTCTCTAGTTGACAAATGCTGTATATGTTTTCACAAAATACAAACATCCACCAATGCCGCTTTGTCTGCGGTTGTATTGGCAACCAAACATCTTCCGATGTATGCTTCGTCAAACAATCCTTTCGTCGTATCTCCAATCTCTGCTGTTCCTTCCGTGTCATCGCCAGGGGTAAGAGACACATTGATAGTGATAACCTCACCAGCAAGTACGCCTCCGATACCTCTTTTAAGGAACCAGCCGTAGTCTGCGGAAGCAAATGCTACTTGAGCTACTCCTTTTAATGGAGTAACAAGCGTAGTAATAGCTACCTTTTCTGCGTCCGGTTCATGGCGAATAACAATGTCAGAATCGGCGACAGCTAAGGCCGTACCAAAGGCATAATCCACAAACAACTCTAATGTGTCTACGGTATTGTCTTTGATTTTGCCCAACTGTCCCTCTCCTGTCCCGTCATCCACGATCACCCAGTGATCTTGGTAATCCCCTACTGTCCAACCTGCTGAAGCTTCTGTGATAAACACAACTTGGGAGTCCCCATTTGTGCTTGAAGACACGGTATCAACATCAGTGTTGGCTGGGTTGGAAACTACCATGTACTGCGAAATTGCTTCCGTGGCCTTAAGGTATTCCCAAACTCTTCCATCTGGTGTCTGTCCATGCGCGTTCAGTTTGGATTCAGGCGCAGTTGGTGTAGAGAAAATACTCTGGAACGTTATTTGATTCATTTTTTCATTGTTGCTTTTGTATTCCCCAAGCCCGACCTTTCATCCCATAAACTCGTTCGCTTATAAGAAAAGATGACCCAGGGTTTTCTTACTATTCGTCTTCGTTTTCTTCGTCTTCTTTCTTCTTTGGTCGTCCTCTTTTAGGTTTATCAACCTCATCTACTTCTGATTTAGCAACTATCTTAATCGAGCCATCTTCCATCAGTAGTTTGTAATCCTGTCCGTCGTGGCACTCGCCCAAAATCTTCTCGTATTCCATATTTTTCGATTTATTAGTTGTTCCTTTTGAGCTACCCATAAGATTAGGCAAATATCTCTCCAGATATTAGTCCTGCACCTACGCCAGTTTCGAACTGCCCATAGTTACCGGCCATATGCATTGTGGTAGGGATTTTAGCTCCTGTTCCTGCAGCTTCAAAGGTTTTTTCCGAAGAACCCTCCGAAACCAAAGCCCCAAACATATTTCTAGTAAGCATACCGACACATCCAGTAGCATCAATGAACCTATCATTTGTACCACCAAGTGCTGGTAATTGTTGAAAAATATTACTATCGATTACAACTCCATTCATTCCTGAACCACCCGCCAGATAAAGATTACAATCTACGCTAGAACCTGGACCAGAAAAGATATTGTGCTCAATTACTACATCCTGTGGTACGCTTCCACTTGTTCCCAAGAGAACCACATCTCCTACATTCTTGTAGAATCTGTTACCTCTAATAAGAACCTGCCAGGAATTGCCCGCCGCAGCCCACTGGATTGCTCCACCAGTAGCAGCATTATTCGCAGTCGTTCCTACACAGTTCTTGAAATGGCAATTTTCTATTGTCGTTCCAAAAGCTGTTTTAGTTGAACCGTCATCGTCAAGCAGTATTCCTCCCCCAGTAGCTCCGGCACCGTTAAAACCAAGATTCGCGATATAACACCCAGGGGCTCTGATGGTCAGCAATGCTTGAGTAGTAGTCGTCCCGACTTTTAATTGAGGAAGTCCTCCTTGAGTTCTCCCCATTCCTATACCAATAATGGACAATCCATCTTTATCGGCTGGAATGACTATGTTTTCTGTGTAGCTTACGGGGTCGGTAGCTCCCGTATCCATTGCTCTGGCTCTGACAAAAATGACATCTCCTCTACCAGCATTCGTTACCGCTTGCTGAATTGTTTGAGTTGGTTTATCTGCTGCTGAACCATTATTGGTTGAATCACTGCCGTTATCTCTATCAACATACCAATAATTGGCCCAAGGATTCCCAATAGCCAAATCTTCGGGGTAAAGTCTATTGCCATACCTTAATGCTGGAATATAATCTCTTGCTTTTCCCATAGTTCTTTTGTAAGTTTCCCTCTTGGGTAGATGAGGGAGTTCCCACTCCCCCATCCCCCAGTCAAAGGCGAACTTTGTTAGTTTATTTACTATTAACTTACTCCTGTAAGTTGTGCTAAGTACCTTGGATTATCAGAGAAGAAGTTTCCAACAAAATAGAAGTGTCCTACCTCTGCTGGTTGATTCTGACCTCTAATAAGACCAGACCAGTTGAATCCTTTCGGGATAGGAATGTTCTGCGGACCATCGATATTCTTTCCTCCGGTGTTAAATTTCTCATATCCAAGACTTGCAGGATAATCAAGTCCGTAGAAAGAAAAGTGCTTCTCATTCACCATGAAGATTTTTTGGGTGGTACACTTTTCATCTGCTACTACCGGAGTTCCACGAAACCAAACAGAATCGAATCCAATATCTCCCCTCAATGCTTCTCTAGTAGTAGGAGCACCCGTTCTCCCCATCTGAGGATAACCTCCCATCTGATACCCAGCTCTTACGGTTGGCTGAAGCAAGGCCTCATAATCAGACCAGATTGATCTTGTGGTCAAGATTACCGTAGGCTTTTCTGAACCAATATGAACTTCATCGTATGAAGTAGCCAAGTCAGTCAAAGCTAAAGCTCCAACAGAAGCTGTGTACGAAGCGTTCAAAGTTGCGTATGTTGAGCGCGACAAGCTCCCATAGGTGGAGAAGTTAGTAGCATCATCTGCCGCGTTCAAGATCGAATCGAAAGACGAACCAGAAGCCCCTGTGCCCGTATAGAAATACGTTCCCAGATCATCTGTTAAGTCTTGAGCGACTGAATCCATTTCTGTGGCAAGCAATGCCAATACTCTTTCTTCTCCTTCATTCACCGCAATCTCAATGTCGTCAACCACAACTGGCTTATGAAGTCTTTGAGGCTGAAACTGCATCTTTACTCTTGTAACCGTCCTCGTAGTATCAAGAGTTCCACCTACTCCCACGATGCCTCCAACAGTAGATTTCTGATACTTGATTGGCACATCAAAACGATAACCAGACCTCCACGACTTTGAATTGCTCAAAGCACGCACAAGTCCGACATTGCCCTTCAAAATCGTATCAGAAACAGAAGGAACGATATGCTCCCTCGTGATCGTATTTACTGTATCACTGAATGTCAAGTTATTTCACTTGACCCTACCAAACCTTGAAAGAATGGTATCAGCCTTTGTTCATCTACCCTTTTTCTGGGGTGATGGAACTGGCATAGTGTAATGCCATTTATTACCTTATATCTATCTTCTGGGTATTGTATCCAAGGCCTTACATGATGAACCGTGTTATACCCAGAACAATCAGAGCCTTTCATTTGGCAAGTATTCCTATCTCTCTTTTTTACGTCACTTACCCATTTGTGATAAGCGGAGTCGTTTCTTTCGTTCTTCTTTTTCCTTATTCCACCTTTCCAGTTAGGAGTTCCAAGACCTCTTTTTTCAAACCAATACTTTCCTGCTAGAGTTGCCCCTCTTTTAATAGAAGCTTGCCTTATCTTCTCAATTCCTTCGGGAGTATGCCGATAACCAAGTGCATTTTTATTACCTTTCATGACTCTACTTATCTTTCTCCTTCTTTCTTCATGGTTTAGATAAGCAGACCAAGGTTTTCTAGAAAATACGCCCCTTGGCATCTATTTATTAGTTAATCTTCTATATGCCTCAAGAGCACCATCAAGAATATTGCTACCTCTCAAGTCAGATAGATTTGGTCCCGTAGAATTCCCTCCTACTTTTGGAGCACTCACTCTTTCTGTTCTCCTGCGAGTTGGAACATTATTTCCTTGTTCCTTGTAAGCAGAGAAGACTGAATATAAATCCTGGACTGTATTTACGGGAAACTTATGACGGTTCACATAATCAAAGAAGTCTTCTTCGTCAAACGCTTCAAATTCTTGTTTGGCTGTTTCAACAAATTGCTCTACTCCCTCTTTAATTTCTTGTGATTGCCTTTGTTGTCCCTCTAAGGTTCCCAAAGCTCTTTTCATGCCACGCTCTTCCGCGACACGAAACGCTTGGGCTAACTCCTTATAGTCTTTTGGAACCCAATCTTCTTTCTCATAAGGTGCTATATCTTTTTGCTCTGGTGGCTTGTTGTGTTTTGCAAGTTCCTGTGCCTTGCGCGTATAATCTGGGAGAAGTTGATCATACTGATCTGCTTTTTGGGCGAGTTGTTGGAGTTCTTCGAGGGTATATTCTTTCCCTGCGATACTTACCTTCTCGCCTTGAGGTGTCTCCTCACCTTTATCTTCGGGTTGAGGGCTTTCGAGTTCTTCTCCGCCTTCTGGCGAATTCTCTACTTCTAAGCCCTCTTGACCTCCTACATTCTCTTCCATACGTTTGTGCACTGCCATCTCTCCTCTTGGTCTTACGACTGATTCAAGCCGCTTGGTGCAATTACTTTATTATGCTGCTGGTACTACATTCGCATCATCACTCACTGGCCTTACAAACAGATAAAAATCTATCACACCTGTCAAAATATCTGCCGTTCCCACTGTTCCAATAACGTCTTGTCCGTTTGCTAAAATCCTTGAAGCAGACATCACTGAAGCTAACTCGGTTGCCGCATCTGGAGTAGCATCATGCCATATCTCATTTGCGTCAATTTCCGTTGCAGTCGTTTCCGCTATAAACAAATTTGCTGTTGTAGAAGTCCCGATTTGGAGTGTTGCCGTATCTCCAGTAAGAAGTGTGGTACATACAGCAAGCAATCTCACGATCACCACTCCCGTAACAGTAAAAATAGTAAAAGGATCGTTGGCCCCACCATCATCTCCGATAGCGTCTGTGGTAGCTCCGGCAAACGTGATGGTCTTTTTAACCAATACTCCGTCTACATCTTGGATAGGAACATGATTTGCGTCCCTATGCATTGCTATGTTTAAGTTCATTACTTTGTTTGCTCAATCATATGTTGAATAAGTTCATTTCTTTTCGACACCTTAGATTTAATTGATTCCTTTTGTCCTTTTAACGGTTTTGGGGCAACCATTTCTTTTACTTTTTTACCAGCCATACCTATCGCACGACCAGCACCACCTATAAGTGCACCCCTTAAAGCACCTTTTACGGCACCTTCTCTTAATCTTAAAGCTTTGCTAGCACCACCCATTGCAGCACCACTCATTTCCTTCACCATTTGCGTAGGATCCATCTTTAAACCCTTCATTCCAGAAAGCATCTTTCCACCCATCATCTTTCCAACGTTTTTTGCTTTATGCAAAGCATCTACTGCTTTTGTATATGTATCCATAATTATTTAATTAGACATATTATTTTCTTAATCTTTTTTTTAATTCTTTTTTAATAGGACTTTCTTTATATTCGGGCAAACTCTTAATATCTGAAGTTTTCTCTGCAAACTCTTTGGCAACTTCAGGATGTTTTGCATACAAATATCTTCTTTGTGCTTGTGATTTGAAAGGCATATTATATTCCTGCAGAACTCATTACATTTTGTAACTGCTCACGGATTTGAGCCATGACTTCTTGTTGTTGATCTGGTGGCATTTGCTGGAATTCCTGGCTTGCCATCAAATCCTCTGCCTGCTGTCGCAACTGTCCCATCTCTTGCGCCTTGGGATCTTGTTTTTCTGCTTGAGATACTCCCTTTACTGGTGCCCCTTCTTGTTGAGGGGGTTGCATAGCCTGTTGCACCCCTTGGAATAATTGTAGGGCCTGCTGTATCTTAGCTAAGTCCTCTTGAGACATATCAAGAATTGCAAATGGATTTATCTTATACATCTCCAATTCTTTAGCTAATTGCATAGGATTATCACGCTCTGTCTCCTTAAAGTATTGAAGAGGTGTAATAAGACCCGCTATAGCTTCTTCTTTTGCCCTTTCCGCCTTAAACAATCGGTCTTCTGGCATTATCTGACCTGGGATAATCTTGATTTCAATACCGTCTGTTAAATCATCCTGGGTAATTGATATTACGCGCTTAGCTCCTTCAGCTCCTATTGGTTTTACATAATGGCTTTCCGTGTATTTCACCTTAACCATTTGGAACATCCAGTTGTAAATCTGGTAATGAATAAAATCTACCAAACCAACAATCTCATCTAATCGCTGAAAGTTCTGTTCTCGTAAAATAGCTCTACCTGTTGCTGTTTCCTGCGAGCCTCCTTCTCCTCTAAATGTGGTATTTGTACCAAATATGTTATCTATCTCTCGTATAGAATGTTCTAACTCATTAAGGATAAAAGAGGGCAATTCCTTACCCGTTTCAATAGTTACTCCTTCTCTTACCCCATCTCCATACCAAATCCCCCTAGGATCGGACTTTGCGGCTTGTGCATCGGCCTTGGAAATAGTAGTAAACCTCGTATCTACCTTATAAACCCCATTCATTGTCTCTGCATTATCTGAAATCTGGCGTTTACGCTTATCCACTTCTTCTTGTAGAGGATTCACCTGTTCAATTAAGGAAGTTTCTCCGATCGGACTATCTTCAATATTTAGAATTGTCCCAAAAATATAGGGAACCAATGGCCGATCAAAATGGTTGAAAAGATATTGCTCATATTTAGTAGCCGAACCCTTGCGATAATCATTTTTTTGTCTTAAACGCTTCAACTCTACCTTGCGGGAATCTTCATCCATATACTTAAGCTTCGTTTGCTCATTTTTGGTAACCTGCAAGCCATCCCAATCCCAATAAGGATGAGGTTCATATCCCATCTCCATACCCTGCAACTCATAGATCACACAATCCTCAATCCAAGCTTCCCTATACTCAACCGTAAGGTTTTCTACCAATAAGCGTTCTTTTGAATAGCCCACTTTCTTTAAAATCTCTTTCTCTTTTTCTGGAAACATCTCAATCAATTCCATCACAGGCTTTTCCGGTATCCTTTCAATAGCAAATTCCGCTTCAAACATAGAGTTTGCGCTTTTCGGAAGACGTACATTCCTTGAGTCTACAACTCGAATATCAAAATCATCTAGCACAGGATTCCAAAATATCTTTAACACTATTACCTTAGAAAAGAATAGAAATCGCAAGGCCCTCCTCATCTTCTCTTTGATACTTAAATCAGTATATTTAGCCAATAAGAAGTCCTGCATATCCTCTGCCAATAACCCTGCTTCATTTGTTTCATTAGCTGGAATGACATTTGGCTTGGAAGGACGACCCGTAAGGTTGTTTATGACCGATTCTACCGCTAGGAAAGTACGGTTATCCCGTACTTTTGAACGTTTATTCGGCACATAAGCTAACCATTCAGGTTGGTTTGCCCATATTCCTTTGTTCTTTTTAAAAGTGCTTTCCACCTTAGACCACAAAGTAGACGATTCGTTCCATCGATTTTCCACTAATGCCGCTCTCTCTTGAGGTTGTAGGGAGTCTAATTTCGTAGACATAGGTATAATCTTGGTATTCTTATTTTCCCAAAAAACAAAAAAGCCTCCTAATAAGAGACCTACTTTTAAAGCTAAAACACCAAAAAACGTGCCGAATTTAAGAGGCCTTTTCCACAAGCTTTATATAGTTTTCCCCACCTATTTCTTCCTTAGATCCATATCGTAAAGCAAGCTTGCATGACCTATAAAAATACCTTATTTGCCTAGTCGAAAGGTTAATGTAGAAAGTTTCTAGTTGCCTATGGGTCTTGCCATATTTCCCTCCATTCCCTTGCACCATTTCAAACACAGTCCTTATTTGAGATGTTTCTAATCCCCATTTCTTTGCAAATTTCTCAAACATAGGATCAATAGTCATATTTAGCCTCTTCCATAATTTGTTCTAGATCTTCAAGCTTCTGTCCCTCTGGCGTATTAACTACAACAGATCTTGGCTGTAAGAAGCTTGGCTCTTTCAATATCTCCGTTGCTATCCCGCTTCTCTTACGAGCGATCCAATAAAACCATAGCGCTGAAGCCCAATGGTTCACTCCTGTACTTGTAACCCATACATACCTTTTAGTCCCCAATGGAGTATCTTCTTGTATACGCGACATTGTTTCCCAGTGTTGAATCATCTTCTCTAACTCCTCTTTAGGCAAGTCAAACATAATCTCTCCTCTCTGCATATCATGTACCGTTCCATCAATCACTCTATTACGGTCTATCCATACATAACCCCAGTTCTTTACATCTTCAAAATTTCCTTTATCTCCTCCCCACTGAATGATCTGCGCTATGTTTTTGTCTTGCCGGTAAAAAGCTAGAAATATCTTAGGAAACTTTTTTCGAAACTCTTCTGCCCATGTACGCTCTGGCCCAGAATCCATTACGGTAATGGGATTATACTTCCTAATAACATCCTCTAGCTCCTCTCTCGACTTGCACTTTCCTATCTTAAATATACCATCTTTATTGCCTAAAACCCAGTGTTTCTCCGCCCCCACGTCCACACCCATATATAAAGGCGGAACATCTAAAGATTTACTCGTCCAATCATCAGTTATTATGGTGCGGAAATCTCTTCCTTCTCCTGGGGCATACGGCTCACCAAGCACAAAGTTCATAAAATACTCAACACCTTTTTCTTCTTTAGCAACGATCAACTCCTTAGCAGTAACCCATGTAGCCATAAGTTGAGAAATATGATAGCCGGATACTTCCCCTATCCCCGTCTTCTCCCATTTCCCTCTGCGCCGTTCTTCATACGTCAGTTCTTTGCCGCATTCTCCACAAATAAATACACCTTGAAGCTCCGATACATTCCTTTCATACGTCAAGTATTGTTTTGCATTACAACCTAAACAAGTTATAAACCACTCTTTCTTATCTGATTTCTTCCAGTAGTTATCTACTCCCACACCCTTTAGAGAAGGAAGAGTGGTTTAT